GTTCAATATCAAATAATTTCATTTTAGAACGGTCAATACCAACAGTAAATCTCTTATAATATGTTGGGTCATTGTAACGATTCTTTAATTGTTTAACCATAATTTGTCCGAGTTCTTCTAGTTCTTCAGAAGAAATCAAAGCAAACATTAAGTCGGCGGTAGCAGGCAACCCGAATGATTCACTCGTATCTTCCAAACCAGGATCAGACGAAGTGAATCCGCTGCGGGTAGTTTGAGTCGCAGATACAATAGGAACATTATGTTCAACCGCAAGACCTCTAAGTTCTTCTGCGATAGACTTGACATAGGTGTAAGAGTTAATATTTGCACCAGCTTTAATACGAGAAGAACAACAGATATTAAGATAATCCACAAAGATAATATCAGGAATGAAAGACCTTTTGAGATTAAGTTCATTGAGTAAAGTCCTAAAATGAGTTGTGGATGCTGAAGCTGTTGGATATTCTTTGATGATTAGTTTGCCTGTGGTCTTTTCACGGACCCTAGCAACCTTTTTATCATACATATCTTTCGGTAATTCAATCAAATCATCCAATGTAACATTAAGGAGATTTGCATCAATACGTTCTGCAATTTTTTCTTCAGCCATTTCAAGTGTGATGTACAAGACATTCTTACCTTGTACCATAGCGCCAGCGGCAACGTGACACATAAAAAGAGACTTACCGACACCAGTGCCAGCAAGAGCAATGTTAAGGGTCTTAGCAGGTAGTCCGCCTTTTGTAATCTTGTTAAAGTATTCCAAGTCAAAGGGGATTCGTTCTTCTTTTCTGTGATAGAATTCATATCGTTCATCAGAGTTCTCCAAATAATCGTGACCAACAGTTGTATCGAAACTTACCGCCAAGGCGTCCGAAAGTATCTTGGGAATCGCACCTTTCTCATTCTGCTTGTCTTTTCCGTCAAGTATAGAAATGGACCCCAGTACTGCATTGTAAATCGCTTTTTCTTGGCAAAACTTTTCGGTTTTATCAACAAGCCATTGTATCTCGGTACTTGTTTCCTTATTAGATTCAATCTCTTTGAGATAAGTTTGGCACTTCTCCACTTCGTCATCTGTAAGAGAATTCCTCTCTTTGACGGCAATACCGATTGCTTCAATCGCCGGTGTAGTATTGTAAGTTTCTGTGAATGATGTAATTTCATTGAATATTGTTTTTTCAGTTCTATCTGAGAAATATTCTGGTTTCAAAAAAGGTAATACTTTTCTCAAGTATTCTTCATTATAGACCAAATTCTTTAGTATCGCTTGTTCCAGTTTCATCAGCCACTTCCTGTTCAATATTACTACCCATAATTTCGACAAGTAAATCACCTAGGTAATTCTTAAACTTCTCATCTTTTTCCATTTTCTTGGGCTTATCTACAGGAGATTCTAACACATCATAAGCAAAAAGTAAATAGACCTGGTCATTCTTTTCTTCAAACTTTACCTTACCATATTTAAATATGGTATCTTTATATGGTCCATCCAAAAACCTAATGTGTACCGATGTACCATCATTCTTTGGATAGATAAAACAATAATCTACGCCTTCAATCATTCCATTTCTCCGTTTGTTCAAAAGATTGTTCCTGTATTGTCTTTTCACCAGTTACTTTTCGTGGTGAAGAACACATAGGACAATTTGGTACACCACAATCTAGTGCGTGATGTTTAACTAACTTATGTGGTTCTTTAATTTCCACACCATGCGTTTTGGCAATCTTAGTTTGTTTCTTAATTATGTTTTCTGTTTTCAGAATTCGTTTCGAATGCTTGATTCTACTTTCTTCATCACTCATCATTCAACTCCGTTGGTTGTTTCTACCTCAAATGTTTCATGTATATCACTCGACATAATATTACCAGAAGCAACACGATATTTGTTCTCAACAAAATCTTGGAATGATTTGTCTTTGATGATAGGCATCCAGAATTCTTTTGTATCAGTATCTTTAATACGATATTTCTTTTCTTCTATAACCCCTGTCTCGGTATCAACTTTGCTGTACCACCCATTCGTTGGTTTGACAACGTGTTTGGACTCAAGTGCAAGGTCAAGTAAACCAGACCACTTAGAAATACCACCATCAAAAGAAACAGTAACAGGGATTTTCGATTTTTCTTTGACATATCTAGATTTCTCCACGTTGATAATGAAATTATAACCGATAACATCGGTGCCTTCTTTTTCTTGTTGACGGCCAATAATGAAGATATTATCAGCAGAGTAATAAGAACCTGTACCACCACCAACAATTGCTTTAGGGAACATACCAATTTCCATGTATGTATGATTTACAACAACCATTGGAATATCTTTTAATGACAAGTGTGGTGTTACCATACGGAACAAACTCTTAACTTGTTTTGCTCTGGACATATCAGCAACCGATTTACCATCAAGTGCATCATCAACTTCTTTCTTGGATGCCAAGTTACCAATTGAATCAATGACGATAATTAATTTATCACCACGTTCAAGATTGGTCAACTGTGACATGATATCAAATTTTAATTGCTCAATATCAGTAAGGGGAGTATGCAAAACACGATTAGTGTCAATACCGAAACTGTCAAAGTAGGATTGTGGTGTACCAAACTCAGAATCATAGAATAGAAGCGCTGCATCAGGATATTTGTCCATATAAGATTTGGCCATCAATAACGAAAATGCTGTCTTAAAATGCTTGGATGGACCAGCCCACATTGTAAGACCTGGAGTTAGACCACCATCCAACTTACCAGAAAGTGCCACGTTAATAATTGGCACAGCGGTTTGAATCATATCTTTGTTGTTAAAGAATTTTGATTTCGAAAGAATAGCCGAATCTTTAATCGAACTATTCTTTTTAATTTTGTCAAGTATACTCATTTATTTTCCTTCTCTTTAAACGCAAATGGTTCATTATAATCGTACTTAGGCTGTAATTTTTTAACAGGAGGAATTTTTATTTCCTCATGGTGTTCTGCGTGCAGACCAGGTATTAATTCTTCTCTCCTAATTTGTATTCCTGGTGATTGGCCAAGTGGAGGAATTGTTTCACCATTAACATTATCGATAACAATAGGTTGTGGTTCTTCTATCTTTGTAATATTCTCAGCAGCAACTTCTACTGTATCTTCTTTTTTCTTCCATTTAGCCATATGTTGTTTGAATTCTTCAGTCAACTGCGGACCAGTATCTTCTTCAACGACAACTTCAGGTACAACAACTTTCACTTCTTGTGTTTCCACAACAGGTTCAACAACCGGTAATGGTTCTTCTTTAACTTCAACAACCGTATCTTCTATTACGACAGTCTCTTCCTTTTGTTTGATATTCATATTGGCAGCAATCAATAATAACACAGCCAATGGGTCAAATACAACCATGATTAACATGATTACCAGACGAACTGCTTTGTCTAAGGCATTATCATCTTCTACACCATAAATCATATCACCAACATATTTGATTGGTCCTACTTCAGCAACCAATTTATTAGATTCTTTTAATAGTGGTAATTTCTTCTTAGTAATTTCATTCAGTTCTTTTTGTGTATCCTGAATTTGTTTATCTAACCTATTACTTGCCGTAGATGGATCCTTGGCTCGCAACAGTAAATACTCCAATCTTTCTTTGGTAATCTTTTCTTGTGCGTTGAGTGTTTTTACTTCAACCATATTGGCACCAGAATCTAGTGTTGAATCAATATGTGCCTTAGATAGGAAACCAAAAATACCCATACTGGTAATTAACATTAGAATTACAACAGCTGTAGTGAGGTATGTTTTTAATAAAAATGGGCAGGTCTTCCAATTACGATATAACCATGATGTAGTGACCAGTTTACTGGCCTCAAGAACACTGCCCATAAAAACGATTGGCCAGAATGCGCCAGTAAAAATAGCCGCCAATCCAATAATTGAATAATAGGCGGCAATACCAGAAAGTGCTAATGCACATAGTAGTGTTAGAAATGTCATGCGAAAAAGTCCTCTAGTGTACTTACTCTCTCAGTTGTCCATTGCATACAATCCAAGATAACCTTGATTGGTTCCAAAAATGCTTTGTCGAATTGTAAATCATAATCTATAAAGTTGTCAAGCCCAAGTTCTGTAGGAAGTCTTGTTGGATAAGAAATAACGGTATCTTTAAATGGATTTGGCATTTTAAGATAGGTAAACTTAATCTTTTCACCTTCTTGGATGAGTTGGTACTTTTTGGTAAGTCCGTTTTGTTTTAGAAAATTGTTATATAAAATGGCACCCTTTACATGAATTGGAGTACCCAATTTATACAAAGTTAGAGCATCGGAGTATTTATTTAAACCATTCAAGCCCCGTGGAAAAGAGATGTCTTCTGGTGGTAATTTTCTAAAGTCTTCTCTAAATTTACTAATGAAATTATGGATATCATTTTCTGTGCCATTCACCATAAGCTGA